ATTCATTAAGACTTAGAAATAGCGGAACTGGTCAGTACGCTGGAGCCTCTCCACAAATTAACGTGAGTTACACTTCGTTAGATACAGCAGCTTTAAATCAGTTGTTTACAGATCTACCAACTATCACAGCAAAGACAATAAACATAACAGGATGTCCTGGAGCAGCTACTTGTACAAGATCAATAGCAACTGCTAAAGGTTGGACAATAACAGGATAAAATTATAAAGCATGTTTAATATATTTACACCAACAGGATCTAATCCACCAACAGTTTCAGTAGGACAATACTACCAAGGAGGTATAGTAGGTTACATACTTCAGCCTGGTGATCCTGGATATGCTGCTGACCAACAACACGGGTTAATTATTTCAGAAACTACTCCACCAGTAACAATAGATTTTCCTTCAGGTTGGCCTTGGACTAACCAAAATATTCTTCCATTACCAAATCTAACTTCTTTATCCTCAGCAATAGGTACTGGCCAATCGAACACAAATACTATAATTGCATCACAAAGTTACGGTCCTTATGACCCAGCTAAAGAATGTGACACTTATTCATCTAACGGTTATAGTGATTGGTACTTACCTTCTCTTAATGAATTAACTGCTATGGGAGCTAATCGTGCTATACTTCCTGATTGGATGACTTATTGGTCATCTACTCAACAAAGTCAGAATTATGCTTATGCCGTAAATGGAAGTACTAATGCCACTTTAACAGAATTAAAATGGGGTGTAAATATCGGACCACCTTACGGTCCTTATTACAGATACAGACCAACAAGAAGCTTTTAATAAACAATGTCAAAAATCTAATAAAACATACTTAATAATATGGCAGAGTACAAATTTAATACGGTAGGGCAGGACAACCAAACAAACATGGTTCCGAACCCAACAATACCCCTAATCTTTAAGGTTAGAGGTTATCCTTGGGAAAGTTACGGAACAGGTAATGACTACCCTTCTTTCATTACAGAACTTTATGCGAAGTCTGCTATTAATCGTAGAGCACTTCAAGCTAAGATCTTGGGTGTATTTGGCGAAGGTTTACGTACAGTAGATCCTAATATGGAATACGTACTTGGTCGTGCAAATGACGGAGACGGCGGACCACCAGAATCTTGGAACGATGTATTTGAAAAGATAGTTACAGATTATGAAATATATGGCGGATTTGCTTGTAATGTTATTTGGAATGCAACCGGCGATAGAATACACAGTTTCTATCACATACCATTTTCGGCTATTAGATCTGGTGAGATCGATCCTAAGACAGATAAGGTTGAAAGCTACTACTACTCTTCTAACTGGAACAACTTCAGAAAGTTTAGACCAATAGAGTACAAAGCATTCGATCCTTCATGCGCTGCTGACTACCCATGTCAAATGATGTACTTCTTTGACTATAATCCTCAATCCCAGTATTATCCTATCCCTAGCTATTCAGGCTCGTTACAGGACATTACAATTGATATTGAGGTGAGTAATTTCCACTTAAGCAATCTAGCAAATGGACTTAATCCAAGTTTGTTTATTAGCTTCAAGAACGGTACGCCATCTATCGAAAACCAAAAGCAGATTTACGATTCGTTAACTGCTAACTTTGCTGGAACTTCTAACACTGGTAGATTCTTCTGTTCATTTAGTGATGGACCAGATCAAGCTCCAGAGGTAACACCTATCACATCTGCTAACGATAACTACTACGTGAATCTAGAAACTAGAATCACTACACGTATCCTAACAGGTCACGGTATCACTTCGCCATTGCTATTAGGACTTTACCACGAAGGTGGCAGCGGATTAGGATCTAACAAAGATGAAATCTTAGTTAGTTATGAAACGTTTAAGAACACAGTACTTAGACCAGACATTAAAGCACTACTTAAACCAATGGACAAGTTAATGTTCTACCATGGCTACAACACAAAGCTTTATGTTGAACCTCTTAAACTATTCCCAGAAGGTGAAGGTGTAGTAGACAATTCAGTAGAAACAGCAGTAAAATAAAAACCAAACCATGTCACAACAAGTATTATTCGTTTCAGAGGAAAGACTAAAATCATATACTTCACTTAACACAAACTTAAGTCCAGAAGATCTGCAGCCGTATGTGTTTGACGCACAGAACATCATGATGCCACACTACCTTGGTGGCACTTACTATAATGCTCTTAGAGATAGAGTTATAGCAGGTACGATGACTGCTGCTGACGAAGATCTACTAAACACATTTATTGGTCCTTACTTATGTAACTACGCATTCTATATGTGCTTACCTTTTGTATGGGCTCGTTCATACAACAAAGGCGTAATGAAAGCCACATCAGAATCTGGAACTAGTTTAGAACTTGATGAGTTTAAATTTCTGCAGTCACAAATTAAATCGATTGCAGAAAGTTACGCGGGACAAATGGTTAATCATCTTATAACTCATCCACAAGAATTTCCGCTGTATTCGCAGGCCAGGATAGTTGATGGAGAATTACCTGATCGTAGTTCACCATTCACAGCTAACATCGTGGTACCAGGAATGGGATATGGTAATGGCAACAGAAGACGTGCAGGATATTATGGTAGTGACTGGGGCGGACTTTATAACGGATTAGATTGTTACAACTTACCTGGTACTTAATATGAAAGAAAAGGCTAAATCTCCTAAAGACAAATCTATGGATATTAAATTATCCAAAGTTTATAAATCAACTGAGCTTAACGAAATTAAGCTTAAGACCTATATAGCTACTGTTAAACCTTCTAAATCTTAATTCCTTGGTATTTGAATCGCTATTCCAATGCACCTATCCAGTACCTACTTACCCAGTAGAATTTAAAACCCATCCTACTATTCCCGAACTAGAAGCAAGTTATTGCGGTGTTGTTAGGTGTAAGGGTGATGATGATCGTGTAGATTATTATAGCAAAAAGGGTACAGCACACATAGTTTGGGAATGCTGGTCAGGAGAAGAACTTAAACCTTTTACCAATATCAGGTTTAAGAATCTAAATCCGTATGACACATCTTACGAAAATCTAGAGATACTAGTTCTGCATTGTCCGGACCGAATTGCAAAGGAAAAGAAGTTTATGGAGAACACAGTAGATCAGATGCTGATTAGGGAAGAACTATTTGGTCATAAACGAAATATGGAACAGTACTTTATCCAATTAGGTATAGCCCAACGCTATATTAAAGCTTGGCAAAAGGTTAGCCCACAACATAAATCGAAACAAACTGAAAGCGCTTTGCTATAATTTATGTTCGTTATTCCAAATTTTGTATTTTGATGTGATTGCTTCGAAATGAACAAAAACTAAAAGTCTAGAGTTTTCTCTAGACTTTTTTTATGTGCGACGAAACTTTCGTATCTTCTGACGATATATATGATTAAAATACATTATCATGAAAGAACTAAACGAAGAATTCACCCAATTAGAAAACAGCGATTATGCTGTCAATGAACTAGGAATAGTTAAAAATCTAAAGACAGGTAACATAATCCATCCGTTCCTAATCTCAAATTATCCCGCTATTAACTTAAGTATTAACGGTCAGAGAAAAACTATGTATTGCCACCATTTAATGAGTATAGTATACTTGGATCATATACCTAAAAGGGGTTTAATTACGGTGAATCATATTGACGCTAATAAAGAAAACAATAGGTTAGATAATCTTGAGGTGATCAGTCACAGACGCAATAGTGCTCTTACTTATATTAACAAGAAGCGGGAGTTGCCAACTGGAGTTGTACAAACTACAGTAGGTGTAAGACGATTCAAAAGTCAAATTTCTTACTTAGGAATCAATCGCTACCTCGGATGTTATATGACTGCACAAGAAGCACATGATGTTTATATGGAAGCTTCAGATGCTATAGTTAAGACCGGTCATCTACCACAGTATTTTCTAACGAGGGAGCGATACCAAAGATTTAAAAAAGATCAATAAATATTTTTTTTAACCGTAATCACATCTTACTTTTGCATAAACAATTAAAAATATAAAATGGAAAAACAAAGAACATTTATCGAAATCGTAGAAGATTTAGTAGACGAATTCGATTTTATCGAATGCCACGAAATCGACAGACAGCGTTATGAAGATTCTAGCCCTATTGGTTCTCTAAGAGAATATGATAAAAGAATTAGAACATTCAGAAGAGAAGCTGAAAAAGTATTAAAAGCAGTTTTAGATCAAGCTTTAGAATACGAAAAATTAGCAGAGAATAAGTATCAAGGAGTTTTTTACGAAAGACTAAATGATTTTTTAGCTGTAGGCTGTTGGGTAAAGGACGGGGAAACAAAAGACAAAGATGGAAAAGTCTTATGGACTGATAAGGGTGGAATTTACCTACATCTTTATTTTGTTACTGTAGAAAAATCTAATCGAGAATGAAATCTAAATTAACTAAACAAGAGCAGGAGTATATTAAACTCCTGCTTAAGTCTAAACCAGTTAATAAAGATCAGTCTAATAAAAAATGGTTAGACAACGAAGTAACCCGGCTTTTAAACCAATACAAAAAATCGAACAAACTATTTTAATGGCAAAAGAAATAACGCTAGAAAATATATTAGGTAACCAGGCTTACCTTATTATTAATAAAAAATTATTAAAACATATAGGATTAGAAGCAACTCTATTGCTTCAACACTTTACCGATTTACAGACTAAAGTATTTAAAGGAGAGTTTTTCCAAACCCATGATAAGATAACAGAAGAGATGGGTATTAAAAGAAGGAAAATAGAAAATGCTATAGATACACTTACAGAGATTGGTTTCTTGAGTGTAAAAAAGAAAGGACTACCGCCGACAAACTATTTTAAGGTGGAAATAGCTAATGTTGCTACATTCTTAATGTACGACGAAATATTAACCAATAACGTAAAAAATAACGTTATCAAACCGCTAAAAATTACGAGTAAAGATAATAGAGTAAAGACTACGAACCCTTCGTCACTCCGTGCCGATGGGGAAGTCTTCGACTCCGACTCTCTTACCATAGGATAATCGGTACTACGTCTTAGCTCCCCATATTCAAAAACGAGTTTAAAAAAAAGCAATATGTATAAAATTATAAAAATCTATCCGGAAGTTATGTCGGATCCACGATTAAGATCCCTCGAAGAAAAGTTAATAGTATGTCATATACTAGGTTTCCAGAACGAAGGTAAGTGTGTGTTTACTTCTGATGGTGCTATTGGTCGTTTAGTTTGCTTAAGCGAGCACGAAACCTATCAGACAATACTTTCATTAGTCAATAGGAATATCGTGCGCTGTACGTTCCCTACGAACGGAACAGCAAGATTCCTTTCTATCGTAACACCAGGTACTATTATTCAAGATTGTGCCGATAACAATATGGATATCTTTAGCGAACTATAATATGGCAATAGGATCAGTAATTAGAAAAGCCCACTTTAAGGAAAGACAACTTCCCGTAGTGGCAGACATCATTAAGGCTTACAAGAAAGCCGGGTATAAAGTTGTGGATGGAATAGAATCTGTTCTAATCGAAGAACCACAATCCACATTCAGGGTGTTCATATCTAGAGTATCCCATGTGCTTCAGTTCTACTATTTAGGCGAGTGGCAGTTCACAAAGGAATTTTCCACACACGATTTAGAATCGGCCGCCAACGTTATAGAAGAAGAAAGAAAGTATAAAGAGATGTTCGGTTAAAAAAGGTAGTTTACGACTAGAGATATATAAGCCGAACATAACTTTATATCTTGAACGTAAACGATTGGACCAACCAGAATTATAGTAGCCTACTAACAGCTGCTAAGAATATAAGTTATAATGACGAGTTGTCAACGGAATTGCTCCACTATAGTTTGGAGCAATTGTTGTTTAAGCCCAATGTGGAAGAAATCATCAATTCTGGTGGTGCCCAGTTCTACATTGTAAGGATCATGCTTAACCAATGGAGAAGCACTACATCTCCCTTCTATAAGATCTACCGCAAGGATGTATGTCAAATTGATCTAGATTCATACTTATCTAAAAATGATGTTGCAGATGAGGTTACCGAGCACACCGAACAAATCGACCTTACAGCAAATGATATTCGCAACGAACTACATAACTTGGGTTGGTACGATCAAACCCTGTTCAAGTTATACTGTGAAGAAGGTAGAACAATATCTAGCATTTCGAGGGAGACCAAAATCCCAAGAACAAGTATCTCACTAAGCATCAATAGAGTAAAAAGACATATAAGATCTAAAATAAAACCAATAACATATGAATAACACTATCCATTGGGGATTTGCAGGAACACCAGCAACCTTCACAACACCAGCAGACAAGTTCGAAGTAACTGTTTCTAAAATGAGAACAGCTATGAACATTCACCCAGAACACGAAATAACTATCTACAACCATGCAGCTAATCAATCAGTTAATAATGACGCTACTAATAGCAATAGCATCAGCAACACTCCTAGTGCTCCCACCGTATCAAAGCGTGCTAAAGCACCTAAGGCTGTGGAGGAAACCACTGAACTGTTCGATGTGCCTACCATTCTGGACAATGTTGATCCTGAGTCTGACGTACTTTAATTACCCGATCCCAGAAAGCATAATACTTTCTTTAACGGCCGGCGCCATTGGAGATGAAGTTAATAAGATACAGACAAGATTATTCTAAATGAATAGAGACGAGAAGTTCGAGAATATAAAAAACCCAAAGGGTGCTCCAATGTGGAAAATCATGAGGGAGT